AAAGGTCCTGTAGTTTAATGGTAAAACACCCGGCTTATATCCGGCACAGTCTCCAGATTAGAGAGCGATGTGGGTTCGAATCCCGCCAGGACCACCATATGGAGCTCGCATGGTGGAATAGGTAGACACAACAGACTTAAAATCTGTCGACATAGTTCGTCCCGGTTCGAGTCCGGGTGCGAGCACCATAATGGAGAAAAATATGAAATGGATAGATGTAAATGAAAAATTACCTGCGGTAGGAGAGAAATGTTGGTATTTCTTTGATGTCGTAGGAACTCATAGAGGTTTTTACGGAGGTCTCTATGTTGATGAAGAAGGTAATGAATGGGAAGGTATGAGTATTTTCTATAATGATACTGGATGGCTTACTGGTGATGTTACTCACTGGCATCCGGATCAAGATGAAAAGCCAATGGAACCTTTCGTAGTAATTCATTAAAAATAAATACCATAACTATACAACGATATATAGTTATGGTCGCCGGCATAGCTCAGTTGGTAGAGCAGTTGATTTGTAATCATCAGGTCCGCGGTTCGAGTCCGTGTGCCGGCACCAGACAATGAGGAAGAAAAATGAAAGCAGGAGATGCAATTATATTAGCCGCTAAGAAGCAAGCAGAAGGTGAATTGGCTGTACATCAAGCAAACATCGAAGTATACAAAACCATGCCAGCTGGTATTGGTGAACACTCTGATATTGTTGAAGCAGTTATAGCTGAACTTGATAAAATGTCTGCGGCAAGTGATCGCCTCGAAATGATTGAAAAATATTTTAGCAAGGAGTAATTCTATGACTGACGATTTTGGACCAAGTTGGTATAACAGAACTGAAAATAAAGACAATGGAAGGCTAAGTGTTATTAACTTAGTTGATGATGATTATTTACAATGCAGTTTTTACGAGCATGGTGAAATTGTTGGTTGTATTCCTTACTATAAACATTCATTTCCTTATGTCAAAGATGCCGCCGATAACTGGTGCCAAGGCATTATGACACATGAAACGGTCAAAGAGTACACAAGGCAACCAGACTTGTTCTCTTAAAAACTGTTAAAAAATCATTTAACAGTCAACACCACTCATATATTCACCGAGTGCAAATTATTCTCATTTGCACCTACAAAAAATTCTTGACAAACGAAATAATGGTGCTATACTATAATTAAAGTTGAGAAGAAACAGAGGTAAAATTATGTATAAATTATTCAATTTAGTATCATTACCGTTTGTATGGTTAGATATTGCTAGGCATTATTTTGTTTTATTTGGCCTATTTTTTATTTTGTTAGCCTTTATATTTTAGGTTGACAATAAGACATCTTGGTGTTAAAGTATATACATAATTAGGAAAGAGGAAGTGGGACAAAAAATGGCACGTCAAAAAGCACAATACA